TTTATGAAGATATGAAAGAACCATTCTCTTGTCTTCGTTTAGTAATCCTGAGTGACAGTATGCGATAGAATCTGCTGCAATTCTCATTACTTGACCACCCTGTTTACCATCCATACCACCTTCGTTAAATGCAAAGTATTCTTCAACTATTGGCATTAAAGTAGTTGCACTTGGATCTTTGGGTGGGAGTATTTGACGAACTTTTCTAATCTTGAGCGCGTCAATCGGTCTAAGTTCTAAAATACCTTTTTTTGGATTTTCGGGGTCTATTATGATGTGATAATAAAGTCGGCCGTCAATATACCATTTTCGGAAAGTATCAAATCCAGTTTCATTGAATTTTAACAGACCTAATACTTCTCTAAAGTTTTCGTTTATTTTTGTTTTAATATCTGGTGAAATATTAACATTGGTAAGATTGAGGGAAACTGGGGCTTGTTCTCTGTCTGACACAACAGCATCATTTACTATGTCGTCTATTGCAATTTCCGTTTCTGGAAAGAGTGCCATAGATCTATAACGTATGATTAACTCTGCTTCATTCTTAGCAGAACCTTCCATATCCAAATAAGTAGCGTAAGCTCCGCCAGGAGTTCCTGCTACATCTATTGAGCCGTCTTCTGATTGTGGGAGTGCAAAAGAAACGTGATCTTGTTGTTCCTTTTCTTTTTGTGATCTTCCAATTGTAAAACCAAATAATTCAACGGCCATATACTACTCCAAAAGTCAGGGGCTGAGCGCCCCCGGCCCCTAGTTAGATTAATTATAATATAAAATAATAAAAGTTATTTTGTCACTACACCAGTATGAGTCCAGTAATCATACGCAAATTCAACAGTAAATTCTTCAATAGCATCATTGGCATCCCAACCAAGAGTAATTTCACTCATATTAACTGGAAAAATATTTACAAATGAATATGTTGCAATCGAAGCTCCAGCTGTTTTAGCATATTGTTTTACTACCCCCTGACCATAAAGATTCTCATTTGTAGCAGTGTTAACATTACCTATATGAGTACCCATTGAAGCTATCCATTTTTCCATACCATTTCTAATGGTGAAACCTTCATCATTTATTATGGTAACATTCCAGTTGTCAAATGTTTTATTTCCGGGCACTTTAACCACTCTACCAAAATAAGGAACCTCTACAACTCCAACTGCCATTGCTGGAATTGCTGCAGCTTTACATGCAAAGGTAAATTCTTTGGTTGCACCACCCAAATTTGCTGTCGCAGCTGTACCTGAAATTGTAACATCAAAAAGATTAGCTCGTGCGCCACCACTGGCTAGTGCACTACTTCTAAATTCATTTATTGTAAACGCCATTTTACTTTCCTCCGATGACTAAAATTAAAGATGTGATGGGGAAGTCTTTTTTACAAGTGCTGCCTTCGCATGCCATCGTCTTCCCCCATCTTGTGTTATATACTATTATTTATACTAACTTTTAACCAACTACTTCTGCAAATGAAACTCCAGTACGAACAGCAACAAAGTTTAGTTGAATAAAGTTGATAGAACGATTTGGTTTAACATAAATGTCACCTATAAATTCGTTACGGTCAACCACATCACCAGTATTGTTTGAACCATCACAGACAACTTTAAAGTCTGTAATACCATCACGGCCCTGAACATTCCTCAAGAATGGTTCTACCGCACCAACAAACTGAGCTCTTGTGAAAGCATCGTTGAATTCAAATAGTTGTGCTCGTGCAAACCTTGAAATAGCCTTTTCCATAATAATGAAAAGTCTTCGTACATTAATTCTATCAAATGCAGAAGGTTTTGAAAGAAGAGTCTTATCACCAAATAAAACAGTTCCATCACCCATAAATGTTGTTACAGGATTAACACCGTTCTTATAAAGTGTGTTTCTTTCAGATTTTCTTGGATTAAAAGGAAGTTTTATTACATTTCTAATATTTCCTCTATTAAAACCAGCCGGGGAAAACCAAGCATCTCTGTTTGCTTCTGTAGCAGCAGTAACACCAGCAGTATCTCCACAAAGTGGAACATAACGATAAACATCGTTATACTTGTCATACTGATATTTCCAACCAGAATCAAGAACTGCATAAGAAGAAGACCCTAGACTATTTCTAAAATCAACTACAGCATCTGCTTCACTTCCTTCATTATTAACTACATCTGACTGTTCTGGTGAAAGGAAAGCTACAACATCTTTTCTAGCTTCAGCAATTGCAATAAGTTGAAGTGCGACTGTTGCAGAAGCGACTCCACCAATCAGAAGTCCAATATCAACTTCTTCTGCATCTTGAAATTTATTAAATGCAGTGATTTTATCTGCATCAGAAGGAGCAGAACCATCAACTCCACCAGATAAACTTGTAGTTTTTACAAATGAACCACCAGTAATACCAGAAGCATATTCTGTTCCAGCGGCTGCAGCTACTCCCCATGCAGAGACAGCAGCACCACCAGTTGTATAAGCATCACCTATAGCGTTATGATCCATCCACCAAACATATTTTGACCTACGATTAAGAACATCAACATAATAAGCTGACGTACCATCTTCGTATTTTGCACCCTTTGCGACTGAAGTACCAGTGAAAGTTTCTAATGCTGATTCTCTTGTACCTGACCATTCTCCATCTTCATCAACAACTACGATGTGCACTTCATCATAGAGAGCACCTTTTGCAGCAGAATGTTCTGTACTTACTGGTTCTTTGTCAAAAATACCAGCGTATTCCCATGTTCTGGAATACGTTTGAGCAGTTGCAGTATTTGTGAACGGCTCGGAAGTGACCATTACAGAAGAATTAGTTATTGAAGATACTTTTCTTTCTTCTCCATTAATTTTGACGATATCGCCGGCTGCAAATTGTAAGTTTAAAGCTGTTGCAAGAACATCAGTTGCTCCAGTTTGAGTTACAGTTGTACTATTTGCTGTTACTCCAACTGTTCCTAACATATTCCTTGAAGGTTCTGAAAATGCTGACCTCTTTAAACGTATCGCGGTGTTACCTGCAGCAATTGCGGAGGTAGGTGAAATTGATACTGCTGCAACTGTATTTGATGTAATTGCACTAATGACAGCGCTGTATGTGTTTCCTCCACCAACATCAATATTAATTCTATCACCAATTCTTGTTTCTGTTCCGAAAAGAGTAGAAGTTCCAGTTAGAACTCCGTCTGTATGAACATTGACTGTTCCTGTAAGAGTTACATCACCATTGGAAGCAACTACTGTATTACCGGAAGCGAGGTTGGCTCTTGTTGGGCCACAGAGAGAAACTTTAAGACTGTTTCCTAAATCTCCACCCCACTTAGCACACCAATCGCCTTGAGTTGTTACTGGTGTTCCTTCTTGTTCTGAATATGTTGCTTGATAATGTGATGTGTTTGAAATTAAAACAACAGTTCCACTTGAAGAAGCGTTCTTCATTGCTGTGTTTGTAGTTCTTACAACATGAAGTGCACTTGAATACGTTAGAAAGTTTGCTGCTGTTAAAAATGATCCGAATGTGTTTGCGTCAGGAGATTGAAAGGTTTCCACCAACAAATCTTCTGAATCAATTAATGTTACATCATTGACTGGGCCCCATCGGAATGCTCCCGCAAAACCAGCATCTATTGAAGAAATGCCAGGCACGATGGTTGTTAAGTCAATTTCAGATGTGTTTACGCCAGGCGATACTTGAAAACCCATGTCATCTCTCCTAATTTTAGTTAATTAATACAAAGTTATCTTATTATGATTATTTATAAAAACCCCAAACTCTGCAATTTGAATGTTTATTGAGATATAAATACTTATATGAACACGCGGAGGTAACATGAAAGAGATTGAACGCTTTTTAACAAAGATAGACAAGAACACAGGAAGTGGATGTTGGGCATGGAAGGCTTCAAAAACACAACAGGGATATGGAATGTTTTCATATCAAGGAAAATCTATACCTGCACATAGGTTTTCTTATCTACATCATAAAGGAGAGATACCTTCGGGATATATCGTGCATCAAAGTTGTGGCCAAAATTCATGTGTGAATCCAGAACATCTAATAGTATGTACAAAATCTGAATCAAGGATGGACTACAATTCTACAAGAATACATCCAGATGCTAAAAAATTACTTCAAGATATAAGACACGATAAAGAAGAACCTGACGCGGATTTTGGATTTGGAACAGACGTTTAAAAATAACTTCTCTGTGAAGGCGATACTTCCCACGTTTGACCTGTATTGTCTGTGTATGTATCTTCTTCGCGACCATCATCTATAATACCAAATGGAAGCATATCCTGTTCAAATTGTTCTTCAAATTCTTCATACATCTTTTGTCTAAGGTCAAGATTTGTTATGTCTTTGAAGTATCTCTGTTGAACCAACCAAGCAAAGATTACTAACGTCATTGCAAGGTCATCGTGGGATCCTTCTTCTGCTTCAAATGAATTGTGCCTAGATGCAAAAGTAGTTAGTTCAGCAATAGTCTCAAAGTCTGGAACTATTAACTTGTCTGTTTCAATCATTTCTTTTAGAGTGGCACAACCAATCCTTTTAAGTTGTTTACTGGTTCGTATTCCAAGTTGGATGTTTTTTGAAAACCCCCCTCCAATTTGTTGTCCTGCTCTACCCTTCATAGAAGTTATCATAACATTTTCATATTCAAGGTCATAATGTAAATTCTCTGCCACCTGTGCACCCATATCATTAATTTCTAATAAAATAAAGGCAGTGTTATACTTCATTCCCACTTGATATATAATATTTGGATATAACATAGGGGAAATATTATTGTCTCTATACTTTGCAACTTGACGATATGGTATCTGTGAAACATCAAAAACAGAGAATGCTGAAAAATCTTGGCCCTTCCCTTGAGCTGTATCAACAATCATACAATATGTAGCTTTCTTGATTGGTTCTTCATACACATCAATATTGTTTTTTGAAAATACAGGCTTCTTAAATACCATTGACCGCAGTTTTGATGCATCTATAAGAGTGTGAGTTGAACCTAAAAATTCACAAAGAAACTCTTGATTGAATTGAACTTCACTGGTATTTTTGATGGTTTCTTGTCTCCACTTCTCATCTCTGCCAGGCACTTGTGTATAATGTACTTCAATTGGAATATAGTTGTTGCGTTTCTCTTCTGCGTCTATCCACATTTTATAAAAGAGATTCATGCCTAGGGGGGTTGAAACGATAAACACTTTGGTAGTTTCACCAGAAGATATGGTAGGATACACAGAGGTAAAGAATGATTCGGCGATGGTGTTTGGAACGTGTGCGAACTCATCAAGAAAAATGATGTTGAAAGAAGACCCCCGAACTGCTGAACCAGAAGTCGCAGATGCAAGAATCTTTGAGCCATTTTCTAGCTCAATATTTCCCTTATTCCAAACCGTTACGCCTTGTTGAAGAAACTTTGGTAGGTGTTCGTATGCCAACTGTAATCGTGACAAAAGTTCTCTGGCAACAGCACCCTTGTTTGCAAGAATTGCCACGTTAACTTCTGGATTGAACAGTACGAAATGTAGTAAATATGATATGATGGTAGTTGATTTGCCCGTCTGTCTAGGCATTTTACATATCACAAATCTTTCATCATGAAAATTGTTTATCATGTCTTCTTGAAAATCCCACATATCAAATGGAACTAAACCACGATCAACATTTACAATTTGGACATAATTTTTGATAAAGTATAATGGAGATTCCATACACTTCTTGTACTCTTCAACCGATTCTGGTGTCCAATCTACACTGACACCTGTACCTTTTAAATTAGGATTTCCGAGGTAAGACTGTTTGGCCATCACATTTCTCTTTATTCATTTTTTATTGATTTTCCAGTTTTCAGAAACTTTTGTAATTCTGCAGTTGAACCCACAAAAAGATTATTGGAAACATTTTTGGGGCCAGAAGTTTCCTGTGAAATATCTTTTTTTGTCTTATGTAAATTTAACAGTTCTTTATTCGTGTCAGTAAGTTTTCCAATTAACTGTCCGAAAACTTCCATTGCGCGAGGGTGTTCTGAGCTTTTGGCGATTTCAAGCATTTCTTCCAATCCATCTTGTCCTCGTTCTATGAGGTTGTAAAGATTTTCTCTTACATACTGAAAATCAGTTTCACTATCGCCACTATCATCATTTGTGATAACAGGAACGATACGCTCTGTCTTAACGATTTCCTTCTTAGGTTTTTCTACAATACCTAAAACTTCATCTAAGTGGTCATCTATATTCATAGGCATCACATCTCTCATGTTGCTATATCAGTACCAGTTGTTGGATCATTGTATTTACCTTCATCAAAAAACTCAAAAGTTTCTGAAAACCCATAATCAGAGTTGGCTGTTGCAGAAAGAGGTGAAGGTGCAATTGTAACGCGAGATTTGATTGTAGCGTCTTGTACACCATCAGTAGTATTTTCGTTTACAATTCTTGCCCTACTGAATGTTGTGTATGAAGCACCTTCATTATATCCGTCTAATATTATATAGTTTGTAGTATCTGGTGTACTATCTTCAAATATGATAAACTCTGCAGTTTCTATTTCTGTGTCTCCGCCAGGTATTCGGAAATTAACTTCAATTGATTTAATAATTTGACCAGATGTAACATTTGGATAGATAAATCCTTTAAGTGTAAATGAAAGAGTCCAAGTAATGGTTCTTCGCGCGGATAAATCACCCTCGTACTCATCTGCTACATCAGCAGAGTTTAATGTAATAGGAACATCTGCTTTGATGTTCATATCGGGAATTGTATTGACAGTAACGGTAAACTCTGGTGTAAAATAAGGAAGTATCTGTTCTAAAATTTGTGTTCCATCTTCAGCATTCTTGACAAGTATAAACAGTTGGAAATCAAAATTATAAGGAACAGGATTATACATTGTGACCATACTGGTAGTAGTAGAAGAAGTGTTTGCTTTAACATTTCTACCAATCGTATTCAATTTTCTCGCTGAGTCGTAAGAAACTCCTGTCATTGCAAACCCCATTCTTGGAGTTCTCGTCGCTGTAACTTTTCTCTCTGCGGTGGTATCCTGAACAGCAAGTAGCCACTTTTGTTTGGGGCCATACGCAAGAGGAACTTTTATTCTTTCAACAATAACATCACTTGAATTTTTCCTTTCAATATTAATATCATTGAAAAGAGTTCCAAACACCGCTACATATTTTCTTATAGTTTGATGATAAAAGGTAGATCCTAACATTAGTACCCTGTTCCTTCACTAAATGGATTGCCCTCTGAAAAGTCAAGTATGGAGTCAGCCACAGTTTCAATCCCCACATTGTTTGCATACGAATCGGTTGATATTGCTTTATCATCAAAAGATGTTGTGGCATAAGATGCACCAGATTCAAAGTATGGTTTACCCTCAGTTGAAGAATTGGGGGTATTTGTTGTACCATCATCTAAAAGAAGTGTAGTGTCATCTTCTAGCGCTATAGAAAACGGATGTTCATACATTTGGTTAGCTGAATCAAAAGCTCCAACAATATTTCCAACTGTAAGAAGACCTGTACTTGAGTTCCAAT